CCTGATGAAGATTCAGCCACTCTTTTACAAGTTCCTGCGCCTTCCTCGGAAGGTCTCCGTCTATCATCTCCATTGTCTTGAGGTTGAATACTCCAAGGTATTCTCCATACAGCGCATGTATGTGGCTTGGTTCGTGTTCTTTGGGCTTGAAGAACATCTTAATAACTATCCCATAAAATCTGCTTATCTCCGGCATATGTCTGACCTCCGTTTCTATCTGTATATATAATAACATACTCAAAAACGTGTGTCAATGATAACATACTTAAAAAGGTGTATTTTATAACTAAAATTATGAACAAGCATTATTAAGGAAGCGGTCAACCATCTTCCTGCATCCGTCCGCCGTGTTATTGCCACCCATCCTGTCGGCAACCTGCACCCAGCTCATTCCTTCAATATATCTGTACTCGATCATCTGCCGGAGTCTGCTGTCAGCAAGCTCACTCAAGAAGTGTTCGACCTGCGTCTCAAGCTCTGCAAGCTTCTCATCCCTGTCAATCAACTGCTGCCGTCTCACTCTCAGTAACGTCTTCCGGCGGCTGTAATCGCTGTAGGGGAAGCCCTCTATCGTGTAATGATGCATGTTGCCCTCTCCGCCACGCACAGTGTCCTTAACGCTGTATCCGCTCTGTTCCATGCGCTCTATCTGCCTTTCTAATGCCATGACCTTCTCAGCTATGTACTCACGCTCTTTCTTCACCGCTGTATACTGGTTCAGTACTTCCTTTAATCTTTCAACAGCCTTATCAATGTCATAAGCTGTTGGCTGCTCCTTAACTGCTTCTATGCACTCCTGTATTACATCATGTATATCTGCATTATCTTCACCGCTGTAGCATGTCTCCTGCCTTGCGTAATCATTCAGATACGCTACAAGGTCATCTGCGTCTATTAATCTCATTCTTTTATTACTCCTTATGCAAATCTTAATTGTCCAGTCCGTTCATACTCCATTCTTACATTTGGCATACGTTCTGCGATACACATTTCTGGCAGATTTGCCTTAACAAGTGCTGCTGGTATTGGTGGGCACACTGCATTACCACATCTTCGTACCTGCTCACTCCGCGGATATGCCTTTCCAGTATAATCATGATCAATAATGTAATCTTCCGGAAATCCCTGGCATCCGTACAGCTCACGTGGCTCCAGCATCCGCAATCCGATATCTACAATTTGATAATCTGTCCCATTGATAGTTACCAGTCCGAATCTGTCCTGAGCCGTCACGGTGTCCAGCGGTGCCTTTATATCCTGTCCTGTTCCCTGTCCATAGTATTTAATCAGAAAGGCTCTGACCTCCCCGAAGTGTCCGTCTCCGGCTGTGATCGTTGGTAATGGCTGTCTGATATCTTTTCCGTCACAATGATTATTCATCTGAATCAGATTCGCTGTAACAACGCTGTTATGATCCCATGCGGTCACTGTCGGAAGCGGGTTTTCTACTGTTTCTCCAGCACCCTTATATCCTCCGTCATAGTACTTATGCAGAAACGATGTGACCAGTCCATATCTGTTCGAGCCATCCACAGTCATAATCGGATCTTTAATGCTCTGCCCCCGGACTTCTCCCTGTGCCGTCTCAGAATGATACTGGATAAGCGTAGGACTGATAAGACAATGTTCATTTTTACTCACGATAGTTGTGAGAGGCTCTCTTACATCCTTACTTCTGTCTGCCGTAAAGCCAGTCTGCCCGATCTGTACCATGTACGGCTCGCACAGATAATGTTTTCCACTCCCAACTATGGTCGGCAATGGTTTCTCTACATCATGTACTCTGGGTGCCTGTCCGTCCCTTTCGCCATATCCAATAGGAATCATGTAAGGTTCTACCACACCATAACCGTGTTTTCCGGTAATTGTCGGCATTGGCTCCCGAATATCATTCGGTCTGCGCTCGCCGCCGTGGTTGCACTGGATAATAAACGGTTCCGGGTTCTCAAGCACAAACTTTTTCAGTCATCTTGCAATCCGCTCCATCGTCTTAGGTGCCAGTGGCCGTACTGCCCGGATCCCGTATTTCTCCTTGATCTCTTCCGAGGTGTCAAAGATGCTGGGGCACGGCAGGGAAAAGTCCAACTGTGTGTATGCTCCTACATAGGGCTTGAGCAATCCTTTCTTCACTTCTTCGCTGTCTGCCGGTGCGTGTGTCGGCTCCGGCCAGATGATGGGCTTCCCGTCACACCTCGCAATCATGAAAAATCTCTTGCGCATGGTGGGTGCACCGTAGTCAGCAGCAATCAGCTCCTTGAATTGCACCTCATAGCCTAAATCTGTAAGCTGCTGGACAAACTTCTCAAAGGTTTTACCCTGCTTTGCCTTAATGGGATGATGCCCTCTGTTCAGTGGTCCCCATGTCTTGAATTCTTCCACATTCTCCAACATGATTACTCTAGGTCTTACCAGTCCAGCCCACCTGCATGCTACCCATGCAAGACCTCTTATATTCTTATCCTTTGGCTTGCCGCCTTTTGCCTTGCTGAAATGTTTACAGTCAGGAGAGAACCAGGCAAGCCCCACAGGATGCCCATTACATGCCTGCACTGGGTCTACCTGCCATACATCTTCGCAATAATGCTTTGTATTCGGATGGTTTGCTTTATGCATTGCAATAGCCTTAGGATCATGGTTAATTGCTATATCCACACTAAAGCCGGTAGCTTCTTCTATTCCGGTGGAGGCTCCGCCCCCACCAGCGAAATTATCAACTATTAATTCCCCGTTTATCATATTAAGCCTCCATAAAGTCAAACAGTGTAGGTGTTTCTATCTCATTTTCTGCTTCCTGAAGATATCCAACACCGTCTCTGAAATAGTCACAGCTCAGTTCTATTCCATAGCCGTATCTTTTCATCTTTACTGCCGTCATTGGAACTGTCATAAGGCCTCCGAACGGGTCAAGTACCGTGTCGCCCTCGTTGCTGTAGCGGTTAATTATGCGTTCAACAATATCAAGCTGAAGCGGACATACGTGCATCTGCTGTCTGCGCCTGCTCTGTGTTGTGTTGAGTGTTCGCATGCGGTTGATGTCATCCCATACTTCCATGTCATTCCAGCTGCCAGGTGCGATCACCATAAACACTGCCGGGAGCTTGTCTTCTTTATCAAGCTTGTTGGCAAGCGCCACATGCTCTTCATAGTTATAGACATGGCTTCTGGAATATTCCCTGTAAATACGCTGGAGATTCTTTACATCTGCCTGCTCCACTTCGGATTTTGTTACAAGCCTGTCCCCGGAGCTCCTCCAGTATCCGTGTGCGTCAAGCTGCCACTGTCCCCTTGTATATTCATCCTTTGACTTTGTTACCGGCGTATCGGCATATGCCGTTGACCTGTCGGTTGGAAGCTTGCGGAACAGTAACACATACTCGGGGCATCCCACGCCCATCTTTGAGCCGTCCTTGCACTGTTCAGTCCAGCCAAGACGGTATGTCTGGTTATTCTCGCGTACCACGTCAGTAACAACTGTTATCATTCCAAAGTACTGAAAGCCGTGCTTCATATAGTGGCTGATGCACTGCGCATGGAAGGGCTCAACAGTAGGCATTCCGGTACCTGTTGTGTTGCCAAACAGTACCCTGTCCTTTACATGTATGGCCGCTACCCTTCCCGGCTGCAAGACCCTTAACAGCTCAGGTGTAAGGTAATCCATCTGTTCAAAGAATCTCTCCGTGTTCTGATTGTGCCCAAAGTCATTGTAATTAGCGCTGTATTCGTAATGATTGCCGAAAGGTATTGACGTATGTATAAGACCTATGCTGTTGCTCTCTATCCTTCTGCACTCTTCCACACAGTCATCATTGACTGCAGTGTAATGATTTCCCTGTACTTTCACTGTCTCCACCCCCATCTTTCTTTCAAGTCTCTTTATCTTGCTTGCCGGGCTTAGCCCGTACTTTTTTACGATATCCACCATCTTTGCAACCATGTATTCATGGTTCTTCCATTTTTCAAGAAGGGCTTCCCTGATTGCCATCTCATTCTCCATGTAAATGATGTCGATTACAACCTGATCCTTCTGCAGGAATCTGTAACACCTATGCACCGCCTGTATGAAGTCATTGAACTCATAATCAATCCCAAGGAATATCTCGCGGTGGCAGTGCTTCTGGAAGTTACATCCGGATCCTGATATTGACTTCTTTGTGGCAAATAGTCTTGTTCTGCCCTCTGAAAAGTCTATGACGCGCTGTTCCCTTACGTCATAATCCTGTGATCCGTATATATCCACCGTCTCCGGTATCTGTTTTTTAATCTCATGCCTTTCAGCCTCAAGGTCATGCCACAACAGAAAATGATCATCAGGTGAAGCATCAACAATCTTTTTCATCTCCGCCACTCTTGCGCCTATGCTGTTGCGTTTTACGTCTGCGGCTTCCTTAAGTCCCGCCGCAGCTTCCGTGAACAGCTGCATCTGACCTGTTCTGTCGGCTGTGTCCCCGTAATGTATCGGTAATTCATGCCAGCGCACGTCAAGCGGCGGCAGTTCGTATCCGTCATCTGAATAGTCTTCACAGACATCTGACGGCTTTGTTATGAATAATGCCCAGCTGCTTACCCACAGCCAGAACTCATCTTCCATGTTCGGGTAGAGCGTCAGGTTGTTTGCCTTCGTGCTGTCACGCTGGAAGAATCTTGTAAGAGCCTGTCCCGTGTCCATGACTTCAAGGTATCCTGCGTAATGTATCAGTTCCTTGTACCTGTTCGGTGACGGTGTTGCAGTTGCAACAAGCTTGTACGGCACATTTTTGAACTTGTCAAGAAACGTCTGGTATGTCTTGCTGCCAAAGCTTCTGAGCACACTCGCTTCGTCAAGCGATGTAGCCGTGAAGTACTCCGGCATTATGTCGCCATCCCTTACCCTCTCGTAGTTGGTAAGAACAATCCTGCTGTGACATGCCTTCACCTCATCCATTGTCCTGCAGTATTCCGGTCTGTCATATCCAAGTATCTCTGCCGCATCCCTTGTGAACTCCTGCTTAACTCCAAGTGGCAGTACTATCAGCGCCCTGCCGTTCTCATGTTCTGCTGCGATTCTGCAGAACTCTATCTCCTGCACTGTCTTTCCAAGTCCGAAACTCTCAAACAGTGCCCTTCTTCCTCCCTTAAGCGCCCATATAACCGCATCCCTCTGGTGCGGGCTGAGTGCCTTGTTCACTTCATCAGGATTCACTTCAAATCCTGTATCTTTTGCAATCTCAATCTTGGTCTCTAAAAACTCGTCGTATGTCATTGTGTTCAGGAGCCCGATGCATCGTTGCCCCGGCCGGAGGCTTGGCTCCTTTCCGCCATGTTTTTATCATGGCCTGTTTTATTGTCTGTCCTTCCTCATGCAGCCGTAGCTGCAGTAGTAGTCATATCTTGCATGGCTTCTCTTGCGCTTATAGACGTATGCGTCCCTGTCGAACTGCCACGCATATGGTCCGAAGTCTATCTTCCTGCCGCATACCGCGCATCTGTCCGGGCTGTATGGTCTGTCAGCCCGCTTTGCAGGGCATAAGCTCACTGAGCCTTGCCGCCTCACGCTTAATCTTGACATCGATTATCCCGCGGATATATTCCCGGATGTCGTCAACGTCTTCTTTGCTTACAAATGCCTCAAGCGGTATTGCCGTGTTGTTGGCATCCTTGAGTGCAAGCTCCATGTTGTCAAGATAGCCCTTCATCATCTCGAAGCCTGTTATGTTGCCTGCTGAACTTATCAGGTCCTGTCCGAGCTCTCTTGCCTTCTCGACTGTCTCGCTCATTCTCTTGTCCATCGCCTTTCACCTTCCCTGCTCATCATATCAGCCCTTTCTGGCTGTTCAGTATGTCTGCCTCGTAGGCATCATAGTCATACTCACGCTGTTCAAATCCATTGAACCTGTTAGGCCTTCCGCCTTTATTCTTTGCCCTGTCAGGCTTTCCGGCATCTTTCTGCCGCTGTTCTTCGAGAGCCCTGTATACCCACTTACGCAAAGCGAGGTAGTGGCTGTTAGCCTTATAGCCCTTCATCTCGATGTATTCATCAAGCAGCTTTACAGCTTCAAGGGTGTCTGCTTCTCCGTAATCAGCCTTGAGCTTTTCAAACTCATCATCGGTCAGACGGACATGCATGTACTCGCCGTGGGTGTTCTTTTTCTCTTTACTCTCTTTTTTATTATTCTTATTATTCTTTCTTTCTTCTATTGTTGTCTCTTGTTTGTCTTTAGTTTGTCTCTTGTTCGTCTCCTGCCTGTCGGTTTGCTTGTCGCTTTCCTGATACAAATCATAGTTAACCACAGTAAATATCGTATATTTGCTTGTCGATTTGCTTGTCACTTCGCCTGTCGATTTTAGGTGATTTAATGCTGTTCTTATTTCTCTTTCTGAAAGCTGTGTCTCACAGCTCATCTTTGCGACTGATGAAACGAAGGATCCCCTTTTGACATCAGTACCCCTGAACTTTGCATCCTTCCAGTTTGCTTTCAGCAGACAGTAGATGAACAGACGGCATGTCTTGATGTCGCTCCACCACTCCCAATTGAGGATGTTGCGGTTCAGCTTGACATAATCTCCCTGCATTCCATCTGTAGCCTCCTACCTGATAATCCTCAGTTCAATATCCCTGTTCCGGTACAGGAAGAGCTTCCTCTTGATTCTGAACTCTTTTGTCTCAAAGCCCTTCACATCTTCAACTACCCTGTGTCCGTTTTCCTCATACATGAAATCGCCAATGTATGTTATTGCCCTCTCGGTCTTTCCATTGACCCTGAAGCCTTCCTGAAGCCTGAATTTGGGCTGCAGTGTAAGCCCTGATATCTTTCCTGCCTTAAGCAGCATCTTAAGCTCACAGTAGCGCTCAGCTTCCCTCATTGAATCAAATGTTATGCCGTCAACTTCGGTCTTACGCGCACCGTATTTGCTGTAACCTCTTCTCATAGTCTCCTTTCCGGCGGAGCGTCTGTGATCCGCCCCGCCCGCTTTTATGGATATTGTATTGTGATATATATGTCCAACCCATAGGTGAACGTCTATAACCAGCTCTGACCGAAGATATGCACGAACTCCTCACGGCTTCCAATCTGAGCCTCATACGCCTGCTGTCCCAGCTTCTTAAATGCTATATTGATATCCCGGCAGTGGTGCGGCCCCTTATTGCCCCTATGGTGCTCAGCGCACAGCGGCACTGTGAGATGATACTTGTCTGCCCACTTGCGATATGGACCGAAGTATATATGATGCTCTTCCGGATATGGTGCACCGCATATAAAGCAGTGCTCCGTGTCATGTATTACTATGCTAGTGACCATGCTGCCTTAATCCTTTCCAGCTCGTCAGGTGTAAGAGTCTCGATTCCAAGATCCTTCGCCTCTGAGACTATGCCGTCAACAAATGTTGCCATCTCCGATGTATCATACTCACTTGAGCCTTTAATAACCACGTAGTGGTTGAATAGCTTTCCCTGTACATGTCCTTCGCCTATCTTCTTACAGTGAAGACCTGACACTCTCACATCAATATCGGACAGAAGTGATATAATTACGGCATTGTTGTCCTGATCTTCAAGCACATGTCCATATCTCTGCAACATAAGCTCATATATGCTGTCCTTATCACTCTTTACCTTATCAGCTATCTTTGTGCACAGCACCCAGCAGTATGCATTAGCGTTAAGGCTTCTCTTTTTCCTGTAAGGCTTTGCCGTGATTGTGAGCTGCTTTCCTGATATGCCTGCCATATCATCCGGCATATCTTCGAGCATGAAAGATATTCTTATCTTCCCGCTCAGAATGTCACGGCTTACGCCTTCAAGTGTCCCTGTTCTCTCCATCATTCATCACCATACTTTTCCTTGAGTGCCTTAAGCATTCGTCCTGCATAGTCGGCAGACAATGTGGACCATGTTGCATTATTGATCTTAAGCCAGTACTCAGCATTAACCTTGTGCACCGCACAGAGCTTCTTTATCAGGTTTATCTGTGCCGGAGATGCCAGCTCTTCATCCTTCGGTATAGTATTGCTGAATGGCTGCATCTCCTCCTTGAGCCACATTCCGAAGCCGAGACCTGTGTGTATGGCCACGCACTTGACGAAAGCCCGGCACATGCTGTTCCACACTCGCTGCTGCGTCATTGAATTGTCCTTGACCGGGTTATCCCCGTTCATCACAGGCGTCTGCATCTCATATTCATTGTCATCAATCACAACCTTTATCCTGGTCTCATAACACCTGTTAGTATTGGACTTGCTGTCAGTGAATACCGCCTCCGTCATTCGCAGGCTACTGCCTGTCCGCTCGTCCGGAATTGGAATCCAGTACACCTTACTGGCGCCATGTTCGTGAAGCAGGTCTATGCATTTAGCCCAGTTAAGATACTGCTTCCCGTCGCGCTCCTCACAATATGGCCTTACATCGACCTTGCGGAGCTTTTCATAACTCTCAAGCATATTTCTTCCTCCTATTCTTCCATGTCCTGTGTGTATCTCCTGCAGTCTGATACACATTCCTCACACAACACCATATCACCGATTATGTAGCAGTACTCTGACTGTATATATTCGTTGCAGCAGCTGCACACAGGACGTCTGCTCAGCCTGGCGGCCATATCGTTATCATATCGTTCAAATCTGTCATAATTATCCTGCATATGCCACCTCTGTGAATGACATCTGCCCATCACGCTCAATCTTTATCCTTTTGGCCCACATTGCAGCCACTTCATGCTCACGATCCTGACAGTCACAGCGTTCTCCAGCATCAAGATAAGCTCCACAGTATGTGCATTCATATAAACCTCTGTTATTCCGCATCTCTGAATTCCTCCATACGCTTGTCCTGCTCAGTGCCTCTTGCGAAGAATATCACATCACCTGAATATGCGAAGTAGCTGTAACTGCCATTGATTACAAGCTCCTTCACTCTTACATCCGGCTTGCACAGTGATACGATTTGCCAGTACAAATCCAGCTCGATTTCCACCGCTATCCAGCGCTTTGTGCCTTCGTTAGATATATGAATGCTGAAATCATCCCCAGTTGCTACTATTAACTTTGACAAATCCACAATCTTCTCTTTCATGTCTTCAATTAATTCTTTGCTTATCACTTTTTCCGCCATTTACATCTGCCTCCTAATGTGTTAATATAATACTGTAAATTCGCCATTTACATTTGAGCGTCTGGCATGTGCCGGCGCTCATTTTTTTGTGCTGAAATAACGTCCGCCCCATAGCCTGTCCTATCCATGCAGGACATCAACTATCCTGCCATCCTCAATTACAAACTCAAATCCAAGCTCATTGAGCCTGTACAGGTCCTCAAGTGTGGCCGCGCCACCATAGATTAAATTAGTATCCATAGTCTCTCCTCGTCTTTCATTTAAAGTTAATTTTCGCAATCCTGTTATTGGCATCTGCCGACATAAAATTATATTTGTACGGCGGCATATAGCTCACCGCCGCGTCAATGTCTCTGTGGCTTTCCCCATTCAGGAGAAGCTCATACTTTACCGGCGGTGATGTCTTGTTCAGCTTTCTTACAAAAGCTTTGACAGCTTCAACATCATCGTCACTAATATCTGTTGCAACAATCAGCAGACGTGCCGTATCCTTTCTTGCCCTGCCGGCAACATCAAATCCCAGAAATCGCTGTGCGCACTCCTTCAATAAATTTTCAAGAAGCGGATTCTCTTTATCAGTTTCATGAATTTCTATCATTTTGTATCTCCTGCCATTTCAAAAATCTTATCAATGCTTACTCCGCTGTATTCACTGAGCAATCGTGGAGATACATAGTACCTCCAGCATGAGCTCCCCGGATTCTTCCAAGCACTTCCAATCGGCAATGCCTTTGCTATTAATGCTCCTCTGATGCTCAGTTCTGACATTCCGAGCACCATCGCTGCAATCTTGACCGGTAAATTAGTTCCTGTCTTTTCTGCTGTGTGCATCTTCTCATCTCCCTTCGCTGAAACTTGTAAAACTCATTCCTAATACTTGAATTTTTCTTTTGATTATGCTAATATTTATTAACCCAAATCGGGCAAGAAAGGAGTTGGTCCCATTGACCAAACTTTTGACTTTGCCCTGTTCCCTTAATATGAGGTCGCAATCGTGGTCGCCACAACACGTATAAAAAGGCGTAAAATGTAGCTTATCTATATAGCGCAATCTCAGAAAAGAGGTATAAAATCATGAGATGGCACTCGTCAAAAATGCTGCACTATACAGAGATGTTCCTTTTAATCCACCAACTATTGGGCTTACCTGACTTTTATGCTGAGCTAAAACTGCATAAGTGGTGGAGTACTTAAAGAAGCGTTGTCGCTATACAATGCGGTGAAAGCCTGCAAAGTGCATAGGGTAAAAAAATTTAGGCAATGGCTGTTAGTGATAGCGCACTAACAGCTTTTTGTTTTCATTGGCATATGGGGTTTCAAAAAATAGTCTGTGTTTACTTTAAGCACACCACATATCAATGCATACTCTTCAAGGCTCAGTTTTCTATTTCCATTAAGCGTCATATTTAACTTAACCGGATTAATATGCGTTTCTCTACTTACATACGCTTGTGAGATTCCATTCTCCTCTAAATACGCCTTAATCATCACTCCTATATTCAAAATTTATCACCTCCAATTTCGCATTTCGTGATGTTGTAAATATCATATATCGCATTTTATGATATGTCAATATATTTTTTCACGTTTTGTGATATTTATATTTACATAATCTTAATTTTGTGTTATTTTCAATACATAGGAGGTACACTTATGAACGAATTACTAATAAATAGATTAAGAGCCGCCAGAACAGATAAAAATATGACACAACAAGACGTTGCTGACCTTCTTGGAATCAAACCAAATACTCTTAGTAATTGGGAAAAAGGGAGAACTGAGCCAGACATAGACACATTTGTCAAGTTATGCGATATTTATGAAATTGACTGTGCCTCATTATTAGCAGATGTATATGCTTTTAAAAGAATAAAATCCAGCATATCACTTCCAGAATATGAACGTGTTAAGCAATACCGTTCACTAGATTCACACGGCAAAGAAATGGTAGATTTCACACTAGAAAAAGAATATGAACGCTCAGTTGCCGAAAAGAACAAGGCGAACAATATTGTTCCCATGACAATCAATGAACATATTGATAATGTGCTCAATGCCGCACACGCTGATGATTATATCAATGCGCCTGACGATTTAAAGGCAGCAGAAGAACGAATGCTTGATGAAGATTTCTAGTCTCTTTATATAGGTTGTAGGAGGTGAATCACTTGACATACGAAGAACTTCTTATTGAAGCAGATGATAACAATCTGACAGTAAAAGAAAAGCCTCTTCCTATCAGCAAGGGGCGCATTAAGGGAAATCGAATTGCTATACGTAAAGACATGACAGAAGCAGAAAAATCCTGTGTATTGGCAGAAGAGCTTGGACATTACTATACTGCAACAGGAAACATTCTTGACCAATCTTCCGTTAAAAACCGTAAGCTTGAAATGCGCGGCAGAGTTATTGCTTACAATAAGCTAGTTGGTCTGCGCGGTATTGTGAATGCTTACTTAAACCAATGTCAAAATTTATCAGAAGCAGCAGACTATCTTGAAGTGACTGAAGAATTCTTGAATGATAGTATAACATACTATAAAAATAAATATGGCATCTCTGCTACTGTAGATAATTACACGGTTATTTTTGAACCGTCTATTGTTATAAAAGAAAACTAATAATTCAAATATCAGGAGGTATATTACAATGTCAAATCGCGATATTATTCTAGAAATTATTAACAAGATACCTGACTACAAGCTAAGTTACCTAATACCATTTTTAAGAGGTTTCCAGCTTGATGACGAAATCGAAGATGATTTATTCTGTGAAAGGCTTTATCAGGAATACCTTGATTCTGATGATACTGACAAAGAAACCATATCATTAGATGACGCCATCAATGAACTGGGGGTAACATTAGATGTATAACATAATTATATCTAAAAAAGCTCTTAAGTTTATTAAGAAACAGCCGCTGGAGCGTCAGAAGGCTCTCCTCATAGCTATCAAGACTTTGCCTGAAGGCGATACAAAGCCTCTCAAAGGTCATTCTGACACTTACAGACTACGCGTTGGTACTTATAGGATTATATACACTATTGATGACGGAATCATGACAATATGTGTAATTGATGCTGGAAACCGCGGACAAATCTATAAGCGCTATTAACCACACCTATTCACCGACATAATTGAACAGCTTGTATTTGATTATGATGTTTACAACAACATTATATATCAACGTCTGAAATATCTAGCAGTAATAGATTACAACTCAGTTTAATTAAAAAAAACCGCCCTACTCTACCAAAGCAAGGCGGCCAAGCTCTCGATGATACGAAAGCCCCAAACAAGCATATTGTATCATCCTGAGCAGCCAAACGCAAGCGGAACTACAGTTCTTTGCTGGCTGTTATTTTTATACAAATTTTTAAGGAGGATGATTCATATGGCAAGAGGAAGGAAGAAGAAAACAACAAGCTCAAGCTTCAAGAGAGGCAACGGAAAGGGCTGTATCTACAAATTATCCGGGAACCGCAGAAGACCGTATGCCGTTATGATAACCACTAAAATTGAATTTAATCCTGATACAATGAGAGCAAAACAGATACAGAGATATCTTGGCTATTATGCCACTGAAGATGAGGCTCAGGAAGCCCTTAATGATTACATGTTCAACCCTTACGATATAGACAGCCGCAACATTACATTCGGTGAAATCTATGAGCGTTGGAGTGCATACAAATTCAAAAAGATATCTAACAGCACAATATCAAGTTACCACATGGCTTACAATTACTGTACTCCTCTTTTAGACGTACCTATTATCAATATCAAGTCACAGCAGCTCAAAGACATCGTTGATGCCTGTGATCACGGAAGCAGCACAAAAAAGATGATTAAAGCACTTATGTGCGGAGTATTTGATTACGCAGTTGAAAATGACATTGTTGCAAAGAACTATGCATCATTTATTGACATTGAGGAGTCTGACCCTACATTTGACAGAATACCTCTGACTACAGAGGAGATTAAGCGTCTATGGGATAATTCAGATAAGGATGACTGCAAGATAATGCTTATACTGCTCTATTCCGGTATGCGTGTTAATGAGCTGTTCATGATGCCTCATGATATGTGTGATATTGATAATCATGTATTTCATGTTAAAAAGGCCAAGACCGCAGCCGGTATACGCGACATACCGATACATTCTAAAATCTACCCTCTTGTCAAGTATTTCTATGACAGAAATGGGAGCATGCTTGCAACCTCAGCAACCGGAAGCCGGTATATGTACAACAACTTTGTATCTCGCAACCTTAAACGCATGAATGAAGATATTTTTGATATAACACACCGCATGCATGATACAAGGCACACATTTATCACACGCAGCCGTCTTGTCCATATGGATGAGCTGTGCCGGAAAAAGATATGTGGTCACACAGCAAAGGATATTACCTCAAAAGTGTATACTCATATTACTGTTGACGAACTTGCAAAGGAACTTGAAAAATTGTACTATTGA